GTCGTGCGATCTTGGCCGCCTTCAATTCGATGACGCCGCCCGCCTCTTTGGCATCCCATGAAACGACGTGCTTTTCCAGCTTGCGATACATTTCCTTCGCACCTTCGACGTTGCTGATGCGGGCCTTGTCGTTGTATTCGGCCAGCGACAGATGCAGCATCGGCCGAAACTTGAACACGACCGCATCGAACACGCCGAGCCGTTCCGCGATATAGCCGTCCTTGGTGTAGCCGTCGGGAATGTAGTTACTCACAAAGCCTCTGTTTACGGGGTCGAATCAAAGGTAATGATGCACTCTTTGGTCGTGCTCGACGTGCGAGCCTGACCATTCAATTCCAGCACCGTTTCGCCGTTCTTATTGGTCAGCACCGGGGAGTTATCCGGCACTTGCAACGTGGCGAAGCTGAACAACAGCGACGTTGCGCCTTGCGTGTAGGTGATGGTCGCAGCCGTTCCGGCGACTGCCTGGGCATACAAGGCCGTCTCGCTCGACGAGTACGGCGTGACCATGTTGACCATGACCTTCCGCCCGCCCGGCGTGATGTTCTGCGCCGATTGACTGTTGTTGAACGCCGCAATCAGCATGTTGTCGAAAGTGACCGTCGCCGACTTGAATTGGCGAGCCGACGAAACGAGCGAGCAAACCGCATCATGGTGCATGTACGGGGCTGCGAGCGAATGCGTCAAGGACGGGAACGTGGCCGCATTGGCGACGGTTTCCGTCTGCCCGATCAGGTCGAGCGAGACTCGCAACGGCGTGCCTTCCGACGAACTGAACACGGCCCGATTGACGTAACAGCCCGCGTAGGTGAACACCTTGGCGATGCGATCAATCGTTACGTCGCGACTCGTCAGCGTTTCGGTCAACGAATAGGTCGTGCTCGATTGCGAGAACCCGCACCACTTGATGATGTCGACCAACTCCGTGCAGTTCGGCTCCATCAAGATCGTGCCGGCCACGGTGTAGATGCTGCTGCGAATCCGTTCGCTCGCTTCGCTCCGCGTACCGCGAATGCCGTCGTCTGACGTGTTCGCCCCGACTTTGCGCAGGCTTTCCGACAAGAAAGAGATTGGCGTATCGGCCGTGCCGCTGGTCGCCCAGCCCATTTGACCGAATACGTTTGCAGCAATGCCCATGATTCAAGCTCCGTTATCGAACGACTTCGCGCGTATAGGTTCTGAGCGTGATACCCGAGACGAAAAGATGGTTTTCGACCCAGGCGTTGAGTTCCATGATCGAGCCGGGGCGAGCCTGCGTGACGATGTCGCCGACGATGCCCGACAGATGCTGGTTGTGGAAAGTTTCAAACAGCGTCTCGCGCCAAGTCAGGTACTTGTCGAGGTCGTCGATCAAGTCCTGCGAGTCGGCTTTTTCGACGATCGCAATCGTCGTCGGCCAGCCGTAGTCGTCGGCGACGTTGTTGCCCTTGAATTGCCCGTTGATTTCTTCGATGCCCATCGGCGAAATGATGATCGCGGGCAGGGTTATCAGTTGCGCCTTAATCAGTTTGTCGGCCGTCGGCAGCATGGCGATGACGACGTTCGCATCGCTAATGTCCGTCAGGTCTAACGCCCGAATCGCGGTTTGGATCGCCGTCAAGATGGTCGTGTGCTTGCTGCTCATCGCTGGAAAACCCTTTCCAGCACCGCTTCGCTGATCGTCTCGCGGCATTGGTCCCGCGTTTCAATCGACATGCCGATATACGGCCGCGCCGGAATCGTCACCTTGCGGCAGAAGAACCGCACGCCGTCGATGACGAACGAAAGGAACTTCTTCACCCGCGGATAGATCGTCGCGCCGTATTGATGCACCCGCGCCCCGGCGAGCGAGCCTTCCGAGCCGACTTGCACGCCGAATTCCATCGAGCGATAGCCGATGCGAGTCACACTGCCGCCGCCGCCCGTGGCCGCCGCCATGAGTGCGCCGGTTTGATTCAAGACGGGATGCTGCGACGAGCCGAATCGACGCCGCGGCCACACTTCGCCATCGGGGCCGAGCTGGTTCGCGAACATATACCGTTCGCCTTCCATCGCGTGTTCGTAACACGACTGCATCGCGGCCGTCAGCGGTTCGCTATCGAATCGCCGGGCCGTGTCCGTCATCGTGTTGGCGAATTCGGTAGGGGTCATAGCTCACATCATGTCGATGCAAATAAGCGAACTCAGATAGGATGCATTGCTGGTGCCGTCGAGCGGCGTCGAGGTCCGTGTGAGTTGGCAGGCGCAAAACACCCGCGTTCCCATCGTGCGAAGCTCGGCCGCCTTGACGACCCAAATGCGAGATTGTGCGTCGGTGATCGTGCTATCCTGCTCGACCGTCTCGCCGTTCAGTTCCGCAACCGGCAGGCTGAAACTGCGAACCTCGCAATCGAGCCCGACGAGGCCGTAAGCCGCCGTCTGCCGCTTCGTGAGTTGCGTTGAGTTCGCGTTCGTGACGCTGACTTGCGTGCCGTCCAGCATCGTGACCGTGACCGCTTCATTGCCGTCAAAGCCTTCGTAGTCGTCGCTAATCAGGTCTTGAAAGTCGGTCACGAAACGAAGCCCTGCGAGTGATATTCAAACGGCGAAGCGTCGGCCAATTGCTGCGTCAGCGTCGTGATTTGCTGCGAGAGAAAAATGTAATGATCGGTCCAGGAAACGGTTTGCCCGTCGACCGTGTACGTCGGCTTGGGGTTGGCACTGATCGTCGCCAACTGCGCCGAGAAGTTATCGAGTGCCGTTTGTAGGTTTTGGGCTACCGTCGCCATCGCTCGCTCCTAGTCTTGAACGAGTCCGACTTTGATGCGAATGCCCGCCGCCGTGTAGGTGCCGGCTCCGCGACTGACCGCCGCGACGTAAAGCGTGGTCGAAGCCGACGCCGCCTTGAGTAGCATGTTCAGATCCGACTTGAATGCCGCCCTGCAACCGCCGAAGTCGTAGTAGTCGCCGGTCGCAACCGCTACCTTGCCGATGAGCGTGCGACCCATTGCGTCCGTCAAATTGACGGCTGCATTAAGCGAGCCGAGCGAGGTTGCCGCGTTCAGGAACAGTAAATCGAAGGCAACACCTTGATCGTCCTCGTCGAGCACGACGACCGACACAAGCCGCGACGTTCCGGCCGCAACGCGAACGGCGGTGGTCAACGCCGTAGCGTCTACCATCAAATCGCCGTCGGCGTAAATGTTCGTGTCAAGCGTCAGCGTCAGGTCGAGAACGACGAGGCCGCTGCCAACGCTGCCGATGTGATTCTCGGCCGCTTCCAGGGCGACCGACTTGACGTAGGGATCAGACGACGTGCCATCGCCGCTCGCCGTCTTGAAGGCTTTGCCGTCCGCTCCAACTTGATTGTGATAACCGGCTGCCATGCGTCACCCGTATAAAAAAAGGAAGCCGGGCCGTCGCGCTACGGACCCGGCCCCTTGAAATGACAAACGGACTTAGACCTTCTCGACGGAACCGCCCTTCGGCGACGGATGATGCCCAATCGAATCACAGAACACGGCCCAGGCTTCGAGGTTGTCGCGTGCGCCCTTAACGGCGATTTCGTGAGCGGCCCACCTGCAAAGATGCACGTTGCCGACGAACTCTTTCGATTCGCCTTCGCCGCGTTTCATCGTCACAATGTCGGGCTGCTTCTTCACAACCGGCGGCTCGGCAACCGCAACGGCCGATTGCTCGACCGCGACGGGTTCCGATACCGCGTCTTGTTCATGCCTCTGCTTCGCCACGGTTCAGACTCCTAAGGATTCAGGCCTTCAGAACTAGGCGACGTTCCACACCATGAGCCGCGGTTCGAGCGTGGCGTAAGCACCGCGTTCGCTGGCCTTGTACTGGTAAACGATGTCGTTGTTGAATTCGAGCGAGCTGCCGGCCGGGGCTTGCGTGACCGTGATGCCCCAATTTTCCATGTAGGCGAAGGCCGACGACGGAGCACCCAAGAACCAATCCGTGTCCGTCGCGAGTTGCGGCGGAATGAATCGGCTCGACACGATCTTGTAGGTGCCGCTGTACGGGCCTTTGCCGACCGGGTTCATGGTCACGGTCTGCGACAGGTTGCCGGTGGTGGCGAACCCGCCCGCCTGCACGTTGACGCCAGTAGCGGTCAGGGCCATTGCGGCCCGGTTGTAGTTCTGCGGGGTGACGATGATCGTGTCGGCCATCACCACCATCGGCTCGCCCGTGTTCGGGTCGGTCATGTTCGCCAAGAGCTGTTCGGCTCCGTCGATGTTCGACCAATCCACCAAGCCGTTCGACGTTTTCTTGTTGATGAACGGCGTCGAGGTCTGGTAGGTCGCGTAGCTAACGTCGCGCCACTTGTAGCGGTGCGCCGTCGTGTTCTGGTCGATCAGGCAGTTGATTGCCCGTTTTTCTTTGTTGATGCCGAGCGATTCGCCGACCTTGCTGGCTCGCATGAGCAACAGCCCGGTACGATCGAAGAATACCGCTTCCTTCGTCACGGCGACAATCTCACCCCGCTTCGTGGTCTGCGGCGTGTCGATGTAATCCTCGCCGACGCCGGCCAGCGGATACGATTGGCCTTCGGCAACGACTTGGGCTTGGTCGCCGATGCCGCTGATGCCGGGAATGCGTTCGCCGCTGAGCGTGGTCGGCACGGTCGGAATCAAGTTCGTGACTGTGAAGGCTTCGGATTGCGAAGCCGCCATGATCTTGGAATACATCACCTGCCCGGTGATCTTGTTGAAAGCGTCGGAGCTGACCGCCCCGGCCGCTTCGGACAAGGCCATGCTCTTGCCGTTGGCGTTGCTCGGGTCGAAGCATTCGGCCAGCACGTCGCGGCCGACTTGTTCGCCTTGGGAGTTGACGACCGTGGCTTCAAACAGCTTGCGGATCGAGAAATCTTCCGGCTTGAGTTGCTTCGATTCCAAGGCTTCGCTCAGAAAGCGAACCGTGGTATCCAGGCCGTCGAGTGCGACCCGGCGATGAATCTCGTTGTGGCTGATGGTCGGCATCTGACAGGCTCCCGTTGAAATGGGAACTTGTCGCGTTAGAATGCTGCTGCTTAGGCCGGCATCTGTGGCGACAAGCTCGGA